TTTATTTTAGTTTTTTTTCGATACATCTTCAAAGAGATCAATGCTCTTTGATGTCATGCATTTGTAAGCAAGAAAGAATACGAAGGTAAAGTTGATGATGAATAGTATTTCTAAGAACATGATATTTTGTGTGTTATTATTGTTATTGTCTATGATGAAGAGTATGACATGAGAAAAACAAAAGTCAACCCCTAAGAGAAAAAAAGTGAAAAAACTTTACGGCTACCCCCACCCCCATGGTGACCCTACCCATTAAATGGATTAATTTTTCGATCGAATTGTACAATAGCGGCGGGGGGTGCCTTTTTTCAATATGAAATTCACATTATATAATTTACTACATATGCTCGATCCAAAAAAAATCGGCGGCCCTTTCTAAAATAACCTATTTATAATTATTTAATATCCAAGTCCGCCTCAAAAAAAACTTAAAAAAAGTGTACAATATTGTACAATAATATATATCATGCCTCGACGCAAAAAACAACCAGAGATCGTGAATGAAGACGAAATTGAAAAAATTCGTAAATCATTAACCAAAACCAACATCAAGCTTAAAAAAATTGCACTCACTGAAAAACAAAAACAATTATTACAAATCATATTTGATAATGATAGTAAAATAATATTCATCAGTGGCCCCGCGGGCACAAGCAAGACGTATGTGGCCATATACGGCGCTCTACAGCTTTATAATATGAATAATGAGCGCGGCATCACATATGTACGCACAATCGCAGAGAGCGGCGAGAAGAGCCTTGGCGCGCTTCCTGGAGAAATGGCTGAAAAAATTAATCCCTACATGATGCCAATGAATGAAAAGCTCGACGAGCTGTTGATTCCTGGCCAAGCCAGCACAGTAAAACAAAAAGAAATAGTAAAAGGCATGCCCATCAACTATCTTCGCGGTGCAAGTTGGCGTGATGAAATCGTAATCGCGGATGAAAGTCAAAATTTTACATTCAAAGAATTGACAACCCTAATGACTCGTTTAGGAGAAGGCAGTAAGCTGATCATTTGCGGCGATCCGATGCAAAGCGACATCAACGGCAAAAGTGGATTTGCTGACATGTATTCTATCTTCAATGACCAAGAAAGTCAAGCTCGCGGCATACATACATTTCATTTTGGAGCAGAAGACATACTAAGAAGCAAAATATTAAAATTTGTAATAGAAAAAATACAAAACAAAAAATAAAAAAGTGTAAACTAGCCTATGGCTGACACAACTGTAGGTGCGCACAACGGATCATTCAAGGATTTTGGCTCTATTGGCATGAGCGAAATTCGCGATTTCTTGGCGAATCGTGATGGTGTGAGCGCGGAAAATTATGAGGCCGACAATTTGCCAGGAAGCATCAGTTTGCAGAAATTGTATGGAATTTCTCAGCAAAGCGAAATTGAGTTGGCCGCGGCATATCCATCAAGCAATTATAATCTTGGCGGTTTTTATGGATCAAATTATACAAACAATACTGCTCCAGTCATACAACTGCTTGGTCCGAGTTATTTGTTTGGAAATAATGAAAACAATATAAGTGATCTACCTGGAGAATATGTGGGTAATATACTTTCATATAATGCAAATGCAAATTTTGAAAATTTTGAATACAATGATGACAAGTACTGGTATGCAATTTATTGGCAAGGTTGGGCAGTAGATGAAAGAGGAAATTATCGATTTCCAGCAGCTGCATATTCAATTTCGGTTGTTAATAAATATCTAGGAGGAACTTCTCAATATTTAGGTCATCCGTTTCCTTATGGTGGATCATCTCAAGATTCTGTATTGCACGCAGAATGGGATCAGAATTATAGCACTAGCCAAAATTTTCCAAATTACAGAAATACTGTAAATAATTACACAACATACAACTCAATTGATAGAGCAAATTTCGTAGCAGGAAACATGCTTGAAATAAACGCAATTGGATACAAAAATAGTAATGGAATTGTGGATAGAGGCTTGACTAACAATCATCGTAATATTTTAAATCAGCTAGTGGTTGTAAATACTACTAACATATGGGGCTATAATTCGTCTTATTATGGCAATACAACTTTATATGCTAGTGTGTTTATTTTTCCAATAAAAACTAATTAATAAAATATGCCAACAGTAAAAGTACAAGATTACGACGGCTCAAACAAATTCCAGCTAAATGGATTGCGTCAAAAAATCGTTGTTGCAAACGCGGGAGATACAATTGTTTTTGATCAAAGTGATAGTTCAAATGTTGGGCATCCACTTGTTATTGCATTGTATGCTGATGGACATCATAATATTGGAGGAAATGAATATACAGTTGGCGTCACAAAAACTGGCACACTTGGACAAGCAGGTGCAAACACAACATTTGTTTTAAACGATCAAAATTTAAACGGCACATACTATTATTACTGCCAAAATCATGCGGGCATGGGCGGCATGATACATTTCGGCGCGGATACAGATATCAATGGTAATATTGTTGGATATCCAATCATTGATGAAGGTGCAACTGCGTATGATGCTCAAGACAATAATGAAAACCTAACATCAAACATAATTAAAACAGTAGAAAAATGGGATGATGTTGGAACAGATGAATGGCAAAATCAAGCATCATATTACGGAAATCATACAAATCCTTGGAAAATTCAAGGAACTGATACTCGAGAATCAGCAATATATAAAGTATCATACAACGTAACCGATAGCGGTGGATTGAGCGCGCCAACTCGAACGAAAGTTTTTAATATTGGCGACACTCCTCCAACACTTGCAGAACTTTTAATAGGCAGCACGTTTTGGCTAGTTAATGGACTAGATGAAAACGGAGTTGGGTACACTCATGCAGCAAACGACGCTTCTCGTTGGGGTAATCATTGGGGTAATTTTTGTATAGTCAATCCTGCCGGAGGAGTTACTGTTCCGGGTACAAGGAGTACCCGTTTTGCTGCAACATGGACCGAACCTAATCACGGAAGATATCCTCCGGTGGCAGGAGGTTATCCAAGATCAGCGGAAAATTGGAGAGGTCAAGTAACTTTTCTCGATGAAAGTAATTATGTTGGGTGGACGATAGAAACAGAAGAGAAAGTTTCCGGCGGTGGAATGAGCAATGGAAATTATACAGTAGACGACACGGGGGTTTCATTTCAATTATATACAATTGATGGTCAGCGAACCTTCAAGATAAAGCTTGCAGACATAGATCAACTACAACCCGGAGCAATAACAAGGTGCGATAACTTTAAGGGAATTGTATATGATAGGACCATGACAATAGTTAGCGCAATCAAGTGCGCAGAAGGAGACGTACCAAATACAGCAAATTATATGGCGACCCCGACATGGACAGGATCTGGTGATCTCACATGGGCTCAAGCACATTACTAAACATTTTTTAAATATGAATGATGTAAAAATATTTTATTACGAACAGCTCGATAATACAATTAATCAGAGCAAAAAATTAATTAAAAATAATGCGCAGACTCCTTTCGCTGTGATCTGCGACGAGCAATTGAACGGAGTCGCTAGTAGGCCAAATAAGTCTTGGGATAGTCCGAGCGCTGGAAATATATACTTAACTTTTGTCTACAAACTTCCAGAAGAATGTGATGACCTGGTTGGCTTGAGCAATAGAATTCTAAACGCAATATTCAAGCATTTAAATTTTAAAATAGATTCTAATTTAATTTATATTGATGGAAATGATATTATGCATAATAAATTAAAAATGGGAGGTCAAATGCTTGAAGTTGATCTAAATTCAAGGAATGCAATTTTTTCGATTGGATTAAATATAAATTCAACAAAAAAAGATTTCGATGTTGATTTGCAAAACAAAATCACAACATTAAGGGAGGTATCAAATCAATATCATGATATTGCGGAAATTACTAAAGAAATAATAAAAATTATCATAGATTCATGACATGCAACTAAAAATCCAATCTTGCCTAACCGAACCGCCCAGTGAAATCTCTTGTTTTCGCGATGTTACGCTATTTGCGCGAACATATATTTTTGAGGATGTATTGTTGGAGTGTGAACCTGGCACACGCAGCGCATATTGGGCTTGGCTCAAACGTCACGGTGCACATGATTTTATTAGCGAGTTGATTCTTTCAAACACAAAAGAGCCCGGGTATAGTATAGGAACTACCCCGGGCCACAATATAGTAACAGACCGTATAGCCTGCTATAACCTTAGCGAAATTGTTAGCTCGCTTCAGCAGTTTCGCTTGTAACTTCGTTTACTGCTTGCTGAGCAGTTTCCTCTGCTTGTTCTTTGCTTGTTTTTACTGCTTCAAGAAGTTTGGAAACTTCTTCATCATTCATACCTTTAACTTCTTCCTTGCCTTGTTGTAACGCACGGCTTTGAGCCAATTGTAGAATTGCATTTAAAGAAACTTGGGATAATGCTTCACCTAATGTTGCGCGGCTGAGAAATTCATTCGCTAGTGCAACCGCAGCGTCATTGCGCTCGGCTGATACGTTATCTTCAGAACTGTTACTATTTTGGATATTTTCGTCTGTCATGTGTTATTATATATAAGATTATAGTTTTTTAAATTGGATTGTTGTTTTTTTTATAAAAGGGTGATTGATTGTTTTTTGCCCTCAATTGTTGTATAGTCACCATATGATAAAATGATTGTATTTGTAATTGTTTTATTTGTTGACTTTGATTTTCTATTAGTTTATTTTGATCCCACATAAACCAACTCATATAAAAAAACAATAAAAACAAACTTACTCGTATTAATGCATCATTCATACTACATGATAAATAGTAAATCGCGCAATTCTATATAAAATACTGATTAATCGTGTAACATAATAAATGGCGCAATTAATACAAGATCTTCCGCAACCTGAATCATACGACGCAAACAATAGCTGGTTATTGATCGAGCACAATGGCGTTTTAAGTAAAGTACAGGCTTCTGTTTTTTTAGATACATATGCTCTTCAATCTGAGTATATTGATACTGCTTATCGAGCAACCAGCTTTCAAGATTCCACGTTTTCATTTTCGCGCGATTATTTATTGAGTACTCAATCTAGTTTTGTTTTGAATCTAGAATTTGGAGAAAAAATAAAATTTCCAAGCGCAACATTGATAAAAAATGCAGGCGAAACAAATTGCAAACTTTTGACATTCGAGGGTTTATTGGACATTCCAATTGATACAACTTCTGATGTTTTGAATTTGAGCACCTATTCTGCGCAAAATGGACGCACTTCTAATGTTGTTGGAACGATCGCTCTTTCAAGCACGCAATCAAGTATCACCATTGGTCAATTGAAATTTGAAAATGTTTCTGAATTGCCCGCCGTTCAGTCGGGATATGTTTGTGCAAAAATACAAGCTCGCGCGATAAATGCCTGACGCACTAAACATCGCGAGTTATTCAACAATTGATGTTGAGAATCTTGATGCTTCTCAGGATCTTGTTTTGTTTTTCAACAACAACAACCCAGCTGCCTCCACAACATCACAAACATTGCTCAACAAATCAACCATAAACAAACAACCAAAGTACTTTTTGCGAACAATTCATTTTAATCAAGAACCAAGACAATCAAAATTAAACTTTAAAACATTTTTAAATCACGAAAATTTATTGCATACAAATTCGCGCTTTGTTTGTAAAATTGAGTGTGTTGTTAATTTTGATAAGGATTATATCGCCGAAGCAGATGGCGCGGCGTTTTATCATAAAACTTTATTGTTGCCAGATTGTTATATATACAAAGATTATGGCTCGAGTAATATCAATGTAACCAATTTAAAATATTCTAATATCATAGAATCTAATGGATCTGCTGGTGTTACTTTGTCGAGTATTTATTATAACAACAACAACTACAATTTAAAAAGTATAATTACTACCACCAACAATTCTATATTTTTTGAGCATCTCTCATACACCCGCAATCAACACTTTGATACGCGCATGAATTTTACAATTGAGTCGTATACTTAATTACTTTTTTTACTTTTTATTCTTTTAATTTCGTCGGGCAATATTTTTGACACTTTGTCAAGTTTATTTTCCATCATCAATTCTGCAGGAGTCGCGCCATTTAATTTTGCGTTTTCTGTTTTTAGCCAACATGTTGATTGATAAGAGTTTAAGTTTTTACTAAGTGTTTCTAGGATGTTTCGTTGTGACATACTTTATATTACACACAAAGCATCTATTTTAAATAGTGTACTCATATACATGGGACCAATATTAAACACCATCATAGGTGCCGGAATAAAGCTCGGCTGCAATTTACTCAACGCATGGCTTGAGCAAAAACGTCAAGATCAACTGGCACTTGCGGCAAGAGATGAAACAATGTTGCGCGCATTAATTGAGAGTCAAGAAAAAAATGCTAGTGATCCTTTTGTTAAGTTGTCTCGTAGAATTTTATTTATGAGCATCACTTTCACAATGTGTTTTTTGATGATTTATTATGCAATGAATCCACAAATAGAATACAGTCTAATTGTTCCCAAAGGAGATGGTGGTCGATTGGGTTTTGTTAGTTGGTTGTTTGGAGGTAAAGATTGGGAGATGATCAAAATGACTGGAGGATTGATGTTGGCAAGTTTTATGGATTTGTGTTTTATGGTTGTTGGATTTTATGCGATACCAAGTAAACGTAGATGAGATATATAGCATTGTGTTTTTTATTTTTTAGTGGTTGCGTAAAAAAAATCATACAGAAACCGCAAGAAATAGCGGAAAAAGCTTCTCCTATGCAAGAAAATAATGTATTATATATTAGTGATGAATTACAAAAGCTTGATGTTTATGGGCCCTTATTATGGTTCTCAATTATTATAGGATCGGTAATGCTTTTGGCGCTCTCATCTAAATTGTTTAAAAAATGAATAGTGGACTTGATATAATAAGTGTTTTGACAGGTGTGATCTCGGCAATTACTGCGGTTGCAGGTATGTATTTTAAATTAAAATACGACGAAAAGAAAAGTAAAGAATTTAATTATGACCCAAACCAGCATAGTAGTATCATAACCGCCTTAGAGTATGTTCTTGCTGAAACAGAGGCTGACCGAGCATATGTTCTTGAGTTTCATAACGGAGAACATTATTTTTCTGGACGCAGTCAGCAAAAAGTCAGTTGCACATATGAAGTTGTAAGTGATGGTATTAGTGCAGAGTGCCACAAAATACAAAACGTTCGCACTTCAAACTTTCATGGACTCGTTAAAGATATAGCAAATGAAAAAACATTTAAATGTCCAAACTTGCAGGAATATAGCGAGGATATAACATTCAAATCATTTCTTGAGAGTAAAGGCGTGAAGAGTGTGTTCGCTAGACCCATCAAGACATTGAATGGTAAGATACTTGGTATAATTGGGCTGGAGTACGTTAAAGAAAATCGAATATGGGGCGACGAAGCCGAAGAATTTGTAAAAAAACAAGCACGCGTAATTAGCGGTTATTTGATATAATTATATTTTAAGCTATAATATAAATATATTATGGCTTTCTCATATTGTCCTCATTGTGGTTTTAAAAATATGTACTCTCTTCAAGCACCTAAATTTTGTGGTGGATGTGGAGACAGTTTAAACATATTATCTGCGGCTAAAACGAGTTCGACTAGCGCAAGCAAGTCGGCACCTATTCGTCGAGCTCCTGCACGGCGAGCTCCAATTCAAGAAATGGAGGTTGATGACCCCGATGGTACAGATGTATATGAAATTCCAAACATCACAAAATTTTCTTACAGTATCGAACAGGACAAAAACAAGTTCAACCTAAAAGATATAATTCCTCTTGAAGAGATGGAAGAAATGAAACAAGATGATCAACCCAAGCCTGCCCCAAAAAAAGCTAAAAGACGTGGCCGACCAAGAAAATCCTGAATTCACTTACGAGGACAAATCTGACGAAATTGATATTGAGGTCAGAAAAAGAAAAGGCAAATGGTTTTTAGATTCTTTAGCTTGGTTTGATTTTGAAGATGTTGAGCAAATAATTAAGGCTCATATTCATAAAAAATGGCATCAATGGGATCAAAGAAGATCTCTCAAGCCGTGGATCAACAAGATAATCACTAATCAAATGAAAAACATCTTGCGCAACAATTATAGTAATTTTGTTCGACCATGCTTAAATTGCCCATTCAATCAATCGTGTGCTACCCGAGACGGAGGAGAGTCTTCGCTATGCGGATTCACTAAAAGTGGCGCACAGGACTCTTCTTGCCCGTTGTACGCCAAATGGGAACGCACAAAGAAGTCTGCATATGGAATCAAGATGGCCTTAGCGTTAGAGAATCATACTCACGAGGTTGGAGCTATGCGAGATTATAATTTTGATATTATGGATGCGCAAGCAAAATTAAATGTTCATATGCAAAAAGAATTGAGTGATAAACAGTATCAAGTATACGAGCTATTGTTTGTTGATCATTTGGACGAAGAAGATGTTGCAAAAAAAATGGGTTACAAAACAAATGAGAAAGGCAGAAAAGCTGGATACAAACAAATAAAGAATTTAAAGAAAATGTTCAAGGAAAAAGCTCAAGATATATTAAAAAGAGAAGATATTATATCTGTACGAACTGACATGCCATGGATCTAAGTAAAGACCAAAAGGATATTATCCGCGATAACGCAGGTAGCATAACAGACTTGACAGAGTTGACGCAATTAGTGTTTCCTGATGCAGAGAATATTGACGGACGCAGCAAGCAGGGTCGAGCAGTAAGAAAGTTTCTGGCGGACAATCAAATAGATTATGAAACTCGACATTTTGGAGCTAAAGATCCAATCATATTAAATCAAGAGCAAAAAGACTTTGTTGATAACTCTATAAGTGATGGAATGACCTGCAGTCAAGTTGCGGGCATATTGTTTCCAGATGCGAGGATCACAAAAGTTGGACAGGAATACGTTGCTATTCATGCATACGTTGAAAGCAATGAACACCTAACTACTCCTGCTATTGAAGACGCGGCCTTTAGACAATACTCTCCGCCCAAAGCTGCGAGCAAGATCATCAAGAAGATAAATGATACTGCTCAAACAAATATTGACGAAAACAAATTAAGTATGGCGGAAAGAAAAGGAATGGAATCGTTAGGTGGCTTTCTTGCTTCTCCCCGCTTTATACAAGTTATAAATAATTATGACAGTCAACAAGATCGAGATTTATTTGAAGCAGAATTTGTTCGCGCAACTTGGGACAAGCCTGATTTAACAAGTGATGAAATTAATTTATATATCAATGTATGTATGGATTATATACATTTAAAAAATATACAGGGCGCAATCAATAAATTGAATAGAATGTTTGATGAGGCAGAAGATCAACAAGATTTAACAGTACGTTTAGCAGAACTATTAAAAACAAAAAGCGAAGAATACAATCAATGCGAAAAAAGAATGGAATCTCTCATTCAAAAGCTTCAAGGTGATCGTTCCAAAAGAATCAACACAAAGCATCAGCAAAACGCAAACATACTCGCGCTTGTTCAACTCTTTCAAGAAGAAGAGGAAAGGGCTGTGATGATAAAAATTGCAGAACTACAAAAACAAGCTGCACGAGAAGAAGCGGATCATTTAGAATCCATGCCCGACTGGAAGGCTCGAGTGCTTGGTATATCCAAAGAAGATGTCATCTAAAGAAAAAGTATTGTATGGAAAATATTTTGTTTGCGACTCTCCCGAAAAAGAAGAGTCTGCAGCTTTAAGTTTTGGTTGGCGCCCAGGACAGCCAGAGTTTTCATTAACAATAGATTCTTGCACAATTGATGGAGGTGGAGCTGTTGAAGGTTTAAAGTTAAGTTTCTGTCGAGACGTGATTGTGCGAAACAGTCAGATATTCGGAGGAAGTGAAGATTGCGTGGATATTGTTAGAGGACAAAACATAACATTTGATAATTGTACATTCTTTGCAAATTCAAACACAACACAACATATAACATGCAAGGGTGGAGCAAAAAATATAACATTTAAAAATTGTAAATTTGTTGGTTCGTTTAAAAATTGGTGGAATGGCGCATGTATTGATTTGGGTAACTGGACAGATTATGATGATGTGGATAGACCCATGGTGAGAAACATAAATATAATCAATTGTGATATGCAAGATGTTGGTGCTAGAATATTGTATCGCAAATTGTACTCAGAAACTCCAAACGTATCAAACAGTAGAGGTTTCAAATTTAATGTTCCGCAAATGTTTGTGAAATTGTTTTGGTGGCTACAAAGAAAGGGTGCTATTGGGCCTCGCCGCAGATTTCCTGAAGGTTGGTTAAAAATTTACGACTTTGAGTTATGATTACTTGTAAAATATGCTCTGAAGAGTTCGAGAGTGAAAAAAAGCTTCACATGCATTTGCGTTCACACAAAATCACTCTCGCAGAATATTATACTAGATATTATCCTAGAAACAACATGCTCACAGGAGAACCTTTGCCATTCAAAAATAAAGAACAATATTTTGACCGCGACTTTGCAAACCGAAAACAGTTGTTGGATTGGTGCTCTACAACATCAGATGCGCAAGTCAAGGAATATATTTTAGAATTACTTGATCGCAGAATAAAAAGAAAAGAATTAAAATTTGGGCCATCACATTTAGAGTTAAAAACAAGCGACATGCCAACTGTTGACTTGTATCAAAAACATTTCGGTTCATACAGTAAAGCTTGTGAGTTGGTTGGAATCAAGCCATTGTTTAATGCGCGCCTGCCCGACGAGTGGCATAATCCAGTGCCCGAAAATGTAAAAATATTTATTGATACGCGAGAACAACAACCTCTTACTTTCGACAATTCAGAATCATTAAAATTAGACTTTGGTGATTACGCTGTAGGAAAAGAGCATTATGATTATACATATGTTGACCGCAAAAGCGAAACCGACTTCAAGTCAACGTTGAGCAAAAACAGTCTAAATCGATTTCGTGCAGAACTGCAACGCACAAAAGATTTTGATAGTTATTTATTTGTAGTAACTGAAACGGATATGAGCACCATGGAAAAAAGAAACAGATGGTCTCCACACACTTCGAACATGAAATATATTTATCACAACATGAGAGTTTTAGCTCATGATTTTGCTGGAAATTGTCAGTTCGTTTTTACTGGCAGTAGAGAGCAGTCAGAAAACTTAATTCCAAAAATTTTAACGTTAGGCAAGAAATTATGGAATGTCGATTTACAATATTACATTAGCAATCAATTAATATAATGGCGTGGGAAACAGGAAATCAACTTTCGCGCAGAGGCGATGACGACTTTAACAAGCAATTGAGTGAACTCAAAGGGTTTATTGAAGAAAAGGAAGCTAAATTATTATTGTACAAGTTTTTGCGTGAGAATATAACATTCACTGCTGACTTGGTAAGTGGTGTGCAGTTATTTCCTTTTCAACACATGGCTATCAAAGCGATGTTCGAAACAGATTATTTTATGGGAGTATGGAGTCGTGGTATGAGTAAATCATTTACCACTGCGATTTATGCATATCTCGATGCGCTACTCAATCAAGGTGTCGAAATTGGTATACTTTCTAAATCATTTCGTCAGGCAAAAATGATCTTCAAAAAAATAGAAGATATTGCCAGCAAGCCAGGTGCAACATATCTTGCTCAATGTATCACTCACAAATCAAAAAGTAATGACGAATGGCTGCTTGAAATTGGTAGTAGTCGAATCCGAGCATTACCACTTGGTGATGGTGAAAAACTTCGTGGTTTTCGTTTTCACAGAATTATTATTGATGAGTTTGCACTCATGCCAGAACGTATTTATAATGAGGTTATCATACCATTCTTGAGTGTTGTTGAAAATCCAACACAACGAGAAGCTTTGCACAATCTAGAAACTGATTTGATTGATCAAGGCAAAATGCAGGAGGATGAGCGTCATCTTTGGAAAAACAATAAACTTATAGCGCTTAGTTCTGCAAGTTATAAATTTGAATATATGTACAAAGCATATGAACAATTTGAAAGCTTGATAAGAAGTGGAAGCACAAAGCAAAGTGAAGCGCATCGAGTGATCATGCAATTTAGTTATGATTGTGCACCCAAGCAATTGTACGATCAAAATCTTTTGAATCAGGCTAAATCAACAATGAGTCAAAGCCAGTTTGATCGAGAGTTTGGATCAATATTCACTGACGACAGCAGCGGATACTTTAAAACATCCAAAATGGCATCTTGCACGCTCAAGGAAGGTGAATCTCCCAATATAGAGGTTTGTGGCGAGGTTGGTGCAAAATACATTCTTGCATTCGATCCTAGTTGGGCAGAAAGTGAAAGTAGTGATGACTTTGCAATGATGGTTCTCAAATTGAATGATGATAAAAAAATAGGAACTGTTGTTCACAGCTATGCTCTTAGTGGAACAAATTTAAAACAGCATATTTTTTATTTTTATTATTTGCTCACTCATTTTAATATTGTGAGTGTTGTTGGCGACTATAATGGAGGCGTACAATTTATTAATGCATGCAATGAAAGTAGTTTATTCAAGAAAAACAAAATCAATATACAATGTTTAAATACAAACTTTGATGATCTAGAACATTATCAATCAAAACTGATTGAAGGAAAGAAAGAATATAATTTGGAAAACAAAACAATTTGTTATCTGAGAAAACCTACCAGTCAATGGATACGATTGGCCAATGAATTATTGCAGGCGAATTTTGATCATCACAGAATATTCTTTGCCAGCCGCGCGATTGATGATGCATACAATGAACAACGCAACAAAAAAATACCTATTCAGGATCTCAAGTTTTTAAGAACTTCGCAAAGTTTAGAGCGTCAAACAAATGCTGCAAAAATGATCGACTTTGTGGAACATCAGTTTGATATGATGAATCTAATTAAAACACAATGTTCATTAATTCAAATCACAACCTCTGTAAGTGGAACTCAAAATTTTGATCTACCACCAAGCTTAAAACGTCAAACCGGACCAGAAAAAGCAAGAAAAGATAGTTATTCTGCATTAATACTTGGCAATTGGATGGTTAAATTGTATTATGATATGATGAATGCAAAAGTTGATAATGTAGATTATACCTTTACTCCCATGTTTATAAACTGAGTGTACCTTTTATTTAAATGTCTAAAGAATATAAATACACAACAACTTTTGATAGCGTAGTTTTCGCATCAAGTGATATTGAGAACTCAAATATCAGCAAGGCATCCCTTGATTCACTCAAGCCTCTGATACCTCAAAATATTGACCTTGATCGAAACATCGACCTGCTTGGCGTTGCATTCAATGCAGCCGTAGTAAATAAATTTAATAAAAACGGAGATGGTATTGCCAGCGAGGCAGCCGTAGCAATCAAGGATTACTTCGTTCACAAACCGACCAACATTGAGCATGACCGCGATAGAATTGTTGGACACATTGTATCTGCCGGATTTTCAAGATACGATGATTCTTCGGAATTGATTAGTGACGACGAAGCTTTGATTACTGAGGGTGCTTACAATATAGCGCTTGCCGCAGTGATATATAAAACAGCAAGTAAAGAATTTGCTGATCTTGTTGTTAACTCAACTGATGCAGAGAGTGATTATTATCAAACCGTTTCCACAAGTTGGGAAGTTGGTTTTAATGATTATGTAATCTCTGTTGGTGGTGACGATGTTCATGAATCTACAATTGTTTCAGATCCTCAAGAGATTGAAGCATACTCTCCATATTTAAAATCTTTGGGCGGAAAAGGAACATTGAAAGACGGTCGCAAAGTTAATCGCTTGATTGTTGGTGAGATATATCCATTGGGAATAGGCTTCACTTCCAACCCTGCGGCAGATGTAAAAGGCTTGGTCACTCAACAAGGTGAACCCAAGGCTGCAACATCCAGCAGAAATGAACCAATCGATAAATTAATAACAAAAAGCAAAAAAACTTCCCATTCCTCTCAGGAAAATGTACTAAACAAAGAAACCAATAATAATACTATTATGGACAAAGACACAATCATAAATGAATTCCGAGCAGCTTTAGACGAAAAGCTTGGCAACCAAGATTTCTCCGAAGAGAGCGTCGCAAGCATCTCAAAGGTGTTTATCGAAGCTATTCGTGAGAAAGGCGAACAATACGTTGCTGATCTTGACAAGGCTAAAGCTGAAAAAGAAGAGGCTGTTCTGGCTCAAAATTCTCTTCAAGAGAAAATGGGCGAAGTTGAGCAGCAACTACAATCCACTCAAGAAAAGCTTTCAGTTCTCGAACAAGAGAATACTGCTCGCGAATCTGAAGTTCGTTTCAATGCCCGCATGGAGATGTTGAACGAAATCTATGACCTTGACGAAGAAGATTCTAAAATCGTAGCATCTGAACTTACTGACCTTGACGAAACTGAAGAAAGTTTTGCAGGTTATCAAGAAAAGCTTGCTAAGGTTTGGAAACATAAAAACAAAGAATTTATCGCTGCCGAGCAAAAGGCATTTGAAGACCGCGTAGCTGCAGAAGTTGCAAAGCGTCTTGAAACAGTCGAAGCTGCGACAGAAGAAAAAACAGAAGTTGAAGTTGAAGTTGCAGAAGCATCCGAAATTCAAGAAGAAGTTGAAGCCTCAGAAGAAACAACTGATGAAGTTTCTGAAGCTCTTGATTCTCTTGAAGTTGAAGAAGCTGCTGTTGTCAACAACAACGAAAGTTCTTCCGACAACGAATCGCTTCGCGATCGTCTTTCCAAGACTTTCAAGGAATCTGTTAAAATTTCATACTAATATAAAGAAAGAAAAAAATTATGGCAAAAAGAATACTACCATACCGTGACTACAGTGAACATGACGTTTTGAATCTGTTCTCTCTTGACACTGGCGCTTATACTATCGCTAACGCGAAGTCTGACGCTGTTGCAGGAGGAGCATTTGATTCAGGTGTTGTGGTCAAAGTAAAAACAGGTGAACTGCCCGGTGATCTGCCTGGTGGACTTAGCGAGCACGCTTCTGATGAAGATCTCAGAAACTATCTCGGCGCAAGTCCAACAAGTGCACACATCGGATACAATGCATACCCCTATAACGGTATGACAGTTGAACCTGCTGGCTCTGGCGAAGTGGCTGTTGGAATCACATTACGTGAAACCTTGGCTTACGACGAAAATGGAGAAAAACTTCTCTATTACAAACAAAAATTGGACGAAGCTCAAGCAGTTCTTCCTGGTCAAACAGTTCCTGTTTTGACGAGAGGGTTGGTTCTTCTTGATTCTGATGCAGTAACAGGCGATCCTGCTGTCGGTGCACAACTTGAAGTTGGTGCTGATGGAACCTTGGTTGCAGATACAGCAGCTGGAAACGCTCTTGTTGCTACTGTTGTTGCAAAGAGTGGAAGCGACAAGTTTCTCTGCAAAATCAGCTTCTAAGAAAGGAAATTTAATATAATGAAAATTACTTTACAAAACACTCCCGAGCAAGCCGAGCTTATCAAAGCTATGGCTTCGAAGAATCGCGATGTTGCCTACGAAGCTCAAACTGCTTTAGCCGAATTTATCGGCCCAGTTTTGGCAGAAGTTGTTAACACAGCTCCTACAGTAAGCAACATGTTTACTAGCCTGCAGTTCAACAGTGACGAAAGCCCAAGCATTCCTTTGGATCTTTATCACGATATTACTGACGAAGATTACATCCAAGTATGGAGTCAATCAGTTCCTGGCGGACTTCCTACCAACCAAGTTGCTCCATCACAAAGCGAGCTTAAGTTCACAACTTATACTCTTGACAGTGCATTGAGCTTCGACAAGCGTTATGCTTCTCGTTCCAGACTTGACGTTGTTAGCAAAACATTCACACGCATGGCTCAAGAAATTCTCCTTAAACAAGAGAAAACTTCTGCCAGCATGATCATGACTGCTTTGGCTAAAGCTAAGACTGGGTCTAACGACGAGCAGCATGTTATGCGTTCCGCTCAAGCCGGACGTTTCTTGCTTTCCGACCTCAACAAATTGTTCACCAAGGCCAAAAGAATCAATACTTCTTGGACTGGTGGAACTCCTGCTGATCGTCGTGGACGTGGAATCACAGACATCTTGGTTTCTCCTGAAATCGTAGAAGAAATTCGCGGTTTAGCTTACAACCCAATCAACACAATTGGTGGGGCTGGCGGAGTACCAACAGCTGGTGACGGAATTGCTGGTACAGACACAATGCGTGACGCTATTTTCAATAGCGCTGGCATTCCTGAGTTTTATGGCGTATCCATTCAAGAGTACAATGAAATGGGTGTTGGTCAAAAATGGAACGATGTTTTCAAATTGGCCGCAACTGCTGAAACTTATGACGACAACTATTCTGTTGTCGGCGCAGGAGAAGTTACTATTCAAAGTGATGAACAAATCCTTGTTGGTGTTGATCTCAGCCGTGAGTCTATGATTCGCGCAGTAGCTACCGATTCCGAGTCCGGAGACGAGTTTAGTCTTGTATCCGACGACCAATTCGTAACACGTCAATCCAAGATTGGTTACTACGGTTCTCTTGAAGAAGGCCGTATGATCATCGACGATCGCGTATTGCTTGGTCTTATCGTTTAATTTTAATTTAAAAATTAACGTTTTATAAAAGGTCCACCTCAGGAAACTGGGGTGGATTTTTTATTTTATCAATTTACTATATATTAGTGTATAATCCTACAAAGGAAAAAGGTATAAATTATGGCAAACAAAAAAACAACATCGAGCAAGTCTACTGCTTCTAAAAAAGCAACCGCAAAAAAGAAGAAAGTACAACTTGAGAATCTTCAACAAACAAACGGAAAAAGTTATGAAGACCAAGTCGCTAAGGCACGCGAGCTTGAAGATATTTTAGGGATTGCAAAGATCAATCCATTCAAAACAAATGACAAACGAGTATTCTCTGATATGTTGCAAGACATGAATCTTACAGATCTTCAATCATTTGCGGTAAAAGTGGGAGTATTTCCTGCTGGCAATAAAACTGTTTTAAAAAACAAAATCAAACGAGCATTTGATGCAAGTTTGCATGGCAAAGGAAGTGTGCAAATTATGGGTGAGCCAATGAAGCTTGATCC